CATACAATCCACGCTAAATGGCAGAATTGGCTCAATGAGATGGGCGTTCTTTACGGTAAGTGGTACTGCAGTACTGATAACGCAAATACTTGGGGACTATCTACTGAAGTAAACAATGGTCCTAGCATCTACGAGTACGCTGAAGTTTCTTTAAAAAGCGATAAACATAGAATTTCTGGGCATGCGGATGGCTGGGTAAAAGGTCTTGGAGAAGATTTTCTTATTGAAATCAAGTCAATAGGTGCTGGCACCCTTCGCTTTGAAGCTCCCGCCCTTCTTGCACAGTCTGACGGTGACCTAGAGAAAGCTTGGCGTAACATCCGGGCTCCCTTTAGAACTCACCAATTACAGGGCCAGGTATACCTGCATTTAACACACTTAATGGTAGAAGAGGGACTCCTTGAGTCTGCTCCCAATGAGATTGTGTTTATCTACGAGTTAAAGTCTAACCAAGACTACAAAGAGTTTGCTGTTCAGTACAACCCGGAATTTACTAAAGCCATCTTTGACAAGGCTTTGGACCTAGCTTGGGCGGTTGACAATAAGCGCCCACCTATGTGTAGTATTGATCCTGTAAAGGGATGCACACGCTGTGAACCATTTAGAGTAGGGGAGGACAATGATGAGTCCAATTGAGTTAAGGGCTGCAGTTGCTAGTAGTAAGGCAATTGCTGATCTAAAAGAACAAGGATTAGTAGTAAACGAGGGGTATGGTTATAACGCACCTTCTCTACCATCAGATATTACTGACATGGTTGAAGAGCACGTTATGGATCTGTACTCTAAATATGTTGCTTATCTAGAGTTTATTAGTTTACAGCGCTGGTGTGCTGAAGTAGATAAAGTTGAAGCTGAAAAAAACCTTAGTTTAATTAAAGCTAAGAAAAAGTTAGAGTTAAAGAGCTCCGGTAAAGCGCTTGCTATGATAGACGCTGAAATTGAAGTTGATTCAGATTACCAAGAAAAAGCTAACACCCTACAAGAATTAACAAACTATCACGGGTTAATTAACATTATCTCAGAGAGGCTGTCTAAAGATATCTCCCTTATTAATCGAGAAATTACTAGACGAGTTAACATTAATAAATCTGTAGGTCGCAATACTTGGTTGACGCCATGAGCTACGAACAACTATCTTTATTTACCGATGAAGAATTAGGATTACCCAAGGGACCTACTGGTTGGCCAGGGTATGAAGTAATTGGACTTACCGGGTACGCACAGTCCGGTAAAGATACCGTAGCTTCTATTTTAGTGGGGAAGTACGGATACACCCGTATTGCTTTTGCAGATAAAATTAGAGACTTCTTATACGGCATAAATCCAATGGTCGCTTGCAGCCCTACAGGTTACTTACAAGATTTAGTAAACCTTGTTGGTTGGAATGAGGCAAAGCAAGAGCCACAGGTTCGTAGGTTGCTTCAAGATCTTGGCATATCTGCTAGAGAACTTATTGATGAAAACATCTGGGTTACCTCTGCACTTGGCAAAATAAATGTTGGTGAGCGTGTTGTAGTCACAGACGTTAGATTTGAAAACGAAGCTATGATGATTAAACTTATGGGCGGTCAACTATGGCGTGTAAAGCGTGTCGGGGTTGGTCCAGTTAACGACCATGTATCTGAGTCTGAATTAGACGGGTATAAAGTTGATCAGATTTTTGTTAACAATGGGTCTATTGAGGATCTAACTATGTTAATTCAAACTAGGATGCGCAATGCCTTCCCAGAGTAGAAAACACCGTGGCTATAGATCTCAAAAAGTTGTTGCCAATTACCTTGCAGAGCACGGGTTCCCATTTGCGGAATCCACGGGTGCCGGTAGACCAGGAACTGATATCACCGGTACTATTGGTATTGACTGGGAAGTAAAGGCTCGTAAAGACTTTTCTCCTAGTGCCACCATAAAGCAGTTAAAAGAACGACATAATGGAAAAGATCTTCCCGTAGCAGTACTGCGCCTTAATGGGCAAGGTGAGACTACAGTGGGAGAATGGGTTGCTATGCTACGACTTGAAGATTTTGTTAAACTCCTACGAGAAGCTGGGTACGGTGAAAAAGATGCCTAAATATGACTTTACTTGCACATACTGCGATACTACTGTAGAGATACACCAAGTTATAACTATCACCGACCGCCCAACTTGCGACAAGTGCGGGTACTTTATGGTTAAGGTCTGGACCCCTCCTGCAGTTCATTTTAAGGGTGGTGGCTGGGGAGGCCAATAAACTCTCTGTTTAAGCGTACTGACGCTGATATCTAACGTACCGTTTTCCTTTATAGGGCGAATTCAACTCGACACCAAAGGACTACAAACTCGTGATAGAAAAAGATAAAGAGACAGAAGAAAAGTTCCTCCGCGTAGGCGCAGGTTCTAATGCACAATCTGTGGGTTCTGCAATTGCCCACGCTTTATATGAATCCCCCCAAGTTAAGCTTCGTGCGGTAGGTGCATCTGCGGTTAATCAAGCCGTAAAAGCAATCGCTATAGCTAGAGGTTACGTAGCTCCAAGAGGGCTAGATTTAACTTGCCGACCTGGGTTCACAACCGTTGACTCAAGAGACGGACAAATTTCCGCGATAGTCTTTACTATTAACGTAAGTTAAGATACTCTTAACTTTAAGAGATCTCTAATCATAGATAGGTACCCACAATGGCAAAGTCTTCAATCCCTAGTCCTGACGAGGCACTAGCAGGTATGGCAAAGCAAGGTCGTACGCCTATGGGCAAAGAGGGAGTTAGTTTTACATCTCCTTCTGCGTCACCAAAGGCTGGAACACTCATCCCAAAGAAGAGTGGAAAATCAGTAGACCCTTCAGCACAACCAAAAGGAACTCGTCCAAATGTTCCTTACAGTTCATCTTCAGAACGCAATGGAGCTAGTTACGGAATTAAGGGAGCCCGCTATACAAAGCAGACTGACCCAGCAGCCGGACTAACCCAAGCAAACGGACGTATTATTCAAGGAAAGTTAAACCGTAGTCGCGCTAATTACGACGAGGGCGCAAGCACTTCTTACTAATTTGGTGTACCATTAATGCTAGACCCTGGTACGCCAGGGTTTAGTATTATTACTTCGGACTACTAGGGGGCCTCACATATGTTAAATACGCTATATACAGAAGCTAAAACTATACAAGCCACTGCAGTAAATAATTGCATTGTTGGCCAATGGGGTTTAGGACTTTCCCCCGAAGATCAAGTTGCCTTTGATAACTCTTTAAATGACGCAGATTTTTCATCCAGAAACTTATTAGCACTTTATAAAAATGCAGGTGCTTCTTTTGGACTTACTTCATTACTATGTCATAGAAATGGAGATTGCGGATGTCGTCGTTAGGAGAATCATATAACGCTGCTAGAGATGCAGCTGACGTATCTACAGGACTTAACTCTATTGAGAAGTTACTTAAGAACAATAACTTAAGCGTTGAAGATATTGGTAAGATAACTAAAGTTAGTTTATCTAATAACCCAGATGACACTCGAATTATTCTTTCTCCTAAGTGGGAAAGCGGACCTACTTGGCAACCGGTACAACAAGCCGCACCAACTGTTGTAGCACCTAAGGTTCGTACAGCATCCCTCATTAGCAGTGATTGGAAAGTTGCTGTAGCTTTACCAGATCCACAGATAGGTTATCGTAAGTATGAGGATGGGACATTAGATCCTTTCCATGACGAAGCCGCTATGGATATCGCTTTACAAATCGTTGGGTTAGACCATGGTCACCCACTTGCTCAAGTTATTAACTTGGGAGATTTTTTAGATTTGCCTATGTATGGTACTTATGAACAAGAAGAAAACTTCGCTCATACCGCACAACTGGCGATAGACCGAGGACACCTCTTCTTAGCACAGCAACGTGCTGAGGCTGGAGATGACGCCCGTATTATCCTTTTAGAAGGTAACCACGATAAACGTTTAACTCGATTTATAAATAACAATGCCGCTGCAGCATATGGAATCAAGGCCGCAAATATGCCGGACTCTTGGCCCGTACTTAGCCTTAATAACTTACTTCGCCTAGATGAACTTAAGGTCGAATTTATTGATGGCTATCCTGCAGCGTCGCATTGGATTAACAAGCGTCTTCGTGCTATACATGGAGATAAAGCTAATAGCAATGGATCAACAGCAGCGTCTTATACAAATGCCCATCCAAACATTTCTACATTATTTGGCCACAGCCATCGTATGGAACAGCAATCTAAAACTATATTTGACCGTGATCAAGCTATTAAGAGTGTTGCGTTTAGCCCAGGATGCTTATGCCGTGTAGACGGAGCAGTTCCTTCTGTAAAGGGCGGAGTAGATGGTAAGGGTCAAGCCTTGCAATACTTTGAAAACTGGCAGCAAGGAGTAAGCGTCATCTTTTATAAAGACGGGGATGACGATAGTTTCCACTTTGATCAGGTTCATATCCATAAGGGTAAGACTATGTATCGAGGACAAGAGTTTATTGCTAAGTAGTATTAGTCTTTCTTAGCTCTTTTATCTACAGACTTAAATGCTTCGTTAATTTCTGCGGTTGTTAATTTTCCGTCATCTAGAAAACCTCTAGCTAGACGTTCTACAACAGTCGCAACTCCTAGGGTGCCCGCAAGTACTACAGCTTTCGCTGTTGATATCCCTACTAGTGCACCAGCACCTATTACGCTCAGTCCCGAAGCGGCAAATACCGCAATAATACGGGCCATAACGTTCCCTGCGTTCGCCAGGCTGGAGTTTACTCGGTCCGATTTCATAGGGGACCTCATTCATCATCTCCCGAATTTCTAAAACCGTAGGTTACTGCCCATATAACTAGTGTTGAAGCAATGGCATAGCCAACAATTGTCTTAGCTGATCCATCTAGAACAACCCAGGCAATAAACATGCCTAGTAAAGTCC